ATTGATAAGGGTCATAAATCATATAACGACTTTAATGATGGGTATAATTCTCGTCAGGCTTCTTTATCTGCTATTGATAAAAAGATTTTAAATTTTGCTGTAAAAGTTGCTGGTAATCCAACCATTAAAACTCATGGACAAATCCTTAGAAACTTTGGAATGTATCCTCCAGAGTTTTGGACTAAAGCCCAAAATCTTTCAGATCATCCAGAGGTTGACCCACAAATGAAGGAACAACTCTCTAGGGTATTCCCAGAACCATCTCGTCCAGGACCAATGGGTGGCGGAGCAGATGTAGACACAGAGAGTAAAAAATTCTCTCACGGATTGGAGTGGTAAATGAAATGTGCTAATTGCGATAAAGAAGCAATGTATGAGTATCAAATTTCAAAAAATAGTTCTATATTTTATTGTGGTAAAGATTTACCAAAATTTTTAGATGCCAGAAGACGTGCTGGTTTATTAAAAATTACAACAGAATTTAAAGAAGCAAAAGAGAGTGCGTTAGAAACTCTTGCTGTAACTCTATCTGAAATGCCAGAAGAACCTAAACCAGTTAAGAAGGCTTCAAAAAAGTCGGAACAATAAATGAAACTTATTCGCAAATTTGCGGTACAAGGTCATTATGTTCCAAAATCTTCCCATAGTCCTAGAGGACCTTTTCCTCCAGAGGTTTTGGCTGAACCTCAAATGGATCAGAGCGAATACCACTCAGATTCTTTGCATGTTGCTCTAGATGATGTTCGTTTCTTTAAATGTAGAGATTGTGACTCTATCCTAGAAACAATCGAACTTGAAGACCATAACTGTGAGGATTTTAAGTAGACTTGATGCGCCTCTAAGCGCATGAGGTGAACAATTACTCTCTAGAGAAAGAAGAACAATGGCTACAAATAACAACGGTAATCTTCTTGATACCGCAGGTGAGGTCGCAATTGACTTTGTATATGGAAATATGCCAATGCAACCAAACGATGCTCGCCCAGATGCATTAGCAAATCGTTTAGACCCAGCATTAGACAGCCACATCAACGCTCTTTCAGGTTGGAATGGTTATCCACAATATTCACCAAATACAGCAGGCGAAGATGTAGTCGGAACAACTGACTACGTACTAGTACCTTCAGTACTTGGATTTACAACAGCACTTGCAGTTGACGCAATGAAGGATGCTTCATTAACTGTTATCACTGCATCAGGTGCAACAAACACTGCTACTCAACCAACTCGTATTAACGTAACTGCTACTACTGCAGCAACGGTATATGTTTCTGGTGGAACAGGTACATGGCCTGTAGGTACTAAGGTAACTATTGCAGCAGGTACAGGTATTCCAACAGCACTTGTTGGTACTTGGACTATAACTGGTGGTTCAGGAACCACGCTTATTATTGCAGGTTCAGGATGGACAGTTGCAGATACAGGCGCTATTACACCTGGAACTAGATTAACTGGTGCAACAGCAACAATTAAGACTCAGTCACTTGCAGCAGCACAAAACAGCGTAGTACCTGGTGCAACAGTAACTGTTACACCTTGGGCATAAGTAAATAGTTAATATGGCTCGTGTAGCAGGCGGGGGATCAGCCCGTGGTAAAAAAGCGGCTCTCCCGTCTGCACAGGAGTTACAGCAAGCAATAGGAGCAGGTTCTGTCTACGGGTTTTCTAAAAAGGAAACCCGTGGAATGTTTAATGTTTTAGGACAGAGTCCATTTTCAGGGTTACCTACCGCCGCATCTAAAGGCGAGTTTTTTGAAACTATATCTTTATTAAATGCTAATGAATCAATGAATTATTACAATCCCCAATCAACAAAAACTGCATCTTCTAGAAATTTAGCAGGTCAAGCATTAGCGCCAGGATTAGATAGCGATGTCTACTATGTAGATTCGCAAGGTCAATTTGTTGATCGTTCTATCTATCGTCAATCATACGATGTTGATGAGGATACTGGTGAATTAATTGTTCCTGGTGAACAAGGTCCTCAATATGGTGAATCTGATGAACCAGCACCACTATCAGTTGTACCAACTTCTACAAGCAATCCAGAGCGTCCACGCACAGTTGCGGCTGGATATGACAAGAGCCGTGAAGTAATTACTGTAGTATTTCGTGATGGAACCTTTTATAACTACTACGAGGTGAGCCCAGTTCAATGGCAGGCATTTAAAGCCCGTATCTCAAAGGGTCAATATATTTATCAAGAGTTAGATTATCACCCACGAGGTCCAGCAAATGTAAATAGCCTTCCTTCATATGCACGTCAATCTCTGTATAGGTTAACTCGTGCACTACAATTAAAGAATCAAGGCAAACAAAATTACAGTGGAACAAAGAGACAGAATACAAAACGACCAAAGAGTAGGTAACAATGCCAAAGGTGCATAACATCGGATCTAAATACTTTGTCCAATTAACTAACTTTCCATTTAAGTGGGGGTTCAAGGTTATAGTTCGTGGCTGGACGCAAGAGATAGAGCCGCCATATAGGACATCTACTCCTTATATAGTACGATTACCAAGGTATAAGGCCTTGGCCCTTGGCAAATGGGAAGGTACTAGAACAGAGGAGGAAGCATTAAACTTGGCATTAGAAAGGCGGGATTTAACTTATGAAGATTTTTCAGAAGAAGCAGGTTGGACACCAGCCCCAGACTCGGATAGAGAAGCGGGTGGCAACAATCCCTACTCCAGATTTGATCTCATGGATGGAGCAGTCGATGTACACAATTGGCAAACATATTACAATTTGGCAAAGACAGCAGAGTGAATCAGACCTTGATGAAATTCTTATGGGTGCTGAAGCATTCCAAGCAATTGCTAGAGAATTAAAACGACGTTCCAAAACTGTGTTATGATTAACTGTCTTACTCTCTTACAGGTCAGGCGTTAACCCATCCTAGTGATGGGTTTCGCTATTTAATAAGGACACTATGGAATCTGGATACGATAAAGATAAGTTTGAGGAAATTAATCCTGAGTTTTATCAAACTGATGAAACACCTGTAGATGAAAATTTTGAAGAACAATTAGATGAATTATCTCAACAATTTGTAAATAAATTAATTGATAAAATAATGGACTTTTTAAAAGTTTTGGTAGGACATGATTTACACCCGTATCAAAAACCTTTAGCACGTCGTATTATGGAATCAGTTATTATTAATGATGGCGAAGAGGTAACTGCTTTAGCATCACGTCAGTCAGGTAAATCTGAAACTGTTGCAGACACTGTAGCAACATTAATGATTTTACTTCCACGTCTTGCAAAACTATACCCAGATTTATTAGGTAAATTTAAAGATGGAGTATGGGTTGGTCTATTTGCTCCTACGGAATCACAGGCTGAAACATTATTTGGTCGTGCTGTAACACGTTTAACATCAGAAAGAGCCGTAGATATTATGGGTGATGTTGAAATTGATGACTCCGCAGTTCGAGTTGGTGGAGTAACTCGTCAAATTAAATTAAAGAAATCTGGTTCAACAATTACTATGATGACTGCTAACCCTCGTGCAAAAATTGAATCTAAGTCTTTCCATTTAATTGTTATTGATGAATGTCAAGAAGCAGACGACTTTGTTGTATCTAAATCTATTTCTCCTATGCTTGCATACTATGCAGGAACTATGGTTAAAACAGGAACTCCAACTACAAGTAAGAATAATTTTTATAGATCTATTCAATTAAACCGTAGAAGACAAACTACTAAAGGTAATAGACAAAATCATTTTCAATGGGATTGGAAAGATGTATCAAAATTTAATCCAAATTATGAAAAATTTATTCGTAAAGAAATGTTACGTATTGGAGAAGAGTCCGATGAGTTTCAGATGTCTTATAACTGCAAGTGGTTACTAGAGAGGGGTATGTTTGTTACTTCTACGATTATGGACAACTTGGGGGACACTTCTCAAGAACTTGTTAAGGTATGGCACAAGACCCCAGTTGTTGTCGGCATTGACCCTGCTCGTAAAACTGACAGTACAGTTATTACTGTTGTTTGGGTTGATTGGGATCGTCCTGACGAGTTTGGTTATTTTGATCATCGAATCCTTAACTGGTTAGAACTACAAGGCGATGATTGGGAAGAACAATATTTTCAAATTGTTAATTTCTTAAGTAATTATGATGTGTTAGCAGTTGGTGTAGACGCTAACGGTGTAGGTGACGCAGTTGCTCAACGTTTAAAACTTTTATTACCAAGAGCAGAAGTAATGCCTATAACATCCAGTCCTTCAGAGCAATCCAAAAGGTGGAAACATTTGCAGGCTTTAATTCAACGTCAGATGATTTCTTGGCCTGCTCATGCCAAGACTCGACGACTTCGGACTTGGAAACGGTTTTATCAACAGATGGTTGATGCTGAGGTTCAATATAAGGGTCCAAATTTTTTAGTGGCTGCACCTGATGAATCATACGCCCATGATGACTTTGTGGATAGTTTAGGCATAGCATGTTCTTTAACACAAGATTTAGTTATGCCAGAAGTTGTTACTTCTAGCAATCCTTTTTTCTAGTTAAACCACACAAAAGCCTAAAAAGGGTGGAAACTATTACCAAGGAAAAGGCCTTTCCCAAATCAATCCTTAAGGAGTCATAAATGACAATTTCACCAGCACCTCGTTTCCCAGAGCGTGCACCACAGGTTTATGAGCGCAAGGGTGCAGACAATGCAACTCGCCGTGGACCACTTCGTTTCGAAGAAGGTATTGCAACTGATACTGATGTTCCAAATGATTTTCAATTAGGAATGGAACAAGGATCTGCCACTGCGGCTGGTCGTCCAAACCGTAATGCTCCAGTTCATACAAAATCTGCTGCTGAAACATTAGCAGAACGTGCACATGTAGGTTCTGCTGCATGGGCAGAAGCACCAACTTATCTTGGTGAGTTTGCACATGGAACAATGAACGACTACTCAGCCGCTCAGATTGAGACAGTTGCTCGTTCAGGTGGACGCACAGAGCGTCAATCACCAACAGTCGTAAACGACTAGTAACTTATTAACACCTAACTCCGCTCATGCTATAGGGTATGAGCGGAGATTGGTCATCTACGGAGGAGACGTAAATGCGTAAACCTGCTAACCCAAAATTGTATGCAATGTTTGTTGCACAAGCACGGGCTAAGTACTCTTCTTATCCAAATCCAGGAGCAAGTGCTTGGGTTAGTAAAAAGTATCAACAAGCAGGTGGACAATATATTGAAACTACTGAAGCAAGTCGTCGTGCAAATATGGCAAAGAAAAAACAAGAAAACGCAGATAATAAAAAACGTGAAAACAAAAAAGAAGTAAAAAAATCTACAAAAGAAAAAGATAAAGGCAAGAAGTAATGTCATTTTTGGACTTTAGTCCGCCGTCGTATAGAGCGGCATCTTCTGACTTAACTATTTCTATTTCTCCACTTGGATTAGTAGAACTTGCCGATGAAGAATTTGAAGTTCATGGTCCACGTTTAAACCGTTATTCACTCAACTGGGCAATGTATTTAGGACACCATTGGGGGTATCGTCGTGAGCAAGGTGAGATGCAAATTGCCGTTAATTATTATCGGGCTTTTAATGATTACTTGTCTCGTTTTACCTTTGGTCGTGGTGTTCATTTTCGTTCTCCAAAAGCGACTGAGGCAATTGTACCTGACAGGTTGGAACGTGTTTGGGAAGTAGATAATGACAAAATGCGTGTCCTTCTTGAAATGGGACAGCAAGGCGGAATTACTGGAGATTGTTTTGTTAAAGTAGCATACGAAGAACCTTGGACAGATTCTGCAAACCTATTACATCCTGGGCGTGTTCGTATTCTTCCTATGAACTCTTCATTCTGTTTTCCAGAGTTTCATCCACATGATAGAACAAGATTATTAAGATTTAAACAAAAGTATCGTTTCTGGGGAACATCTTTGGAAGGTACTCGTCAAGTATTTACTTACACTGAAATTCTTACCGATGACATGATTGAAGAATATGTCAACGATGAACTAATTGATTCACGACCAAATCCACTTGGCGTAATCCCTGTAGTTCACATACCTAATGTTCCTGTTTCAGGATCGCCGTGGGGTCTCTCGGACGCACACGACATCATCACTATAAACCGTGCATATAACGAAATTAGCACTGATGTTGCAGACATCATTAACTACCACGCATCACCAGTAACGGTAATCGTGGGTGCTAAAGCCTCTAACTTAGAAAAGGGCGCAAAGAAGGTTTGGGGCGGTCTTCCAAAAGACGCCCAAGTCTTTAATTTAGAAGGTGGTGCTCAAGGTATAGACGGAGCCTTGAAGTATTTAGAACTTTTAAAAAGATCTATGCACGAACTTATGAACATTCCAGAAACTGCGCTTGGACAAGTTCAGCCAATTTCAAACACTTCTGGTGTAGCACTTTCTATTCAGTATCAACCATTAATGAATCGTTATTCACAAAAGGTAGCCCAATACGGAAAGGGCTTAGAAAAAATTAATGAGTTAGTACTAAAGACTCTTGCAGTAAAAGAACCACAGACTTTTATTTATAATCCAGATGTAGATGGACCAATTAAAGAGGGTCAGTATCCGCAATTAGATCCAAATGATTCAGTTACTTACATTAACTACGCACAATTCCCACAACCTCTCCCACTTGATAAATTGATCGTGCTCAACGAGATTCAGACCAAGTTGGGTATGGGATTAGAGTCTAAAGAGGGTGCACTACGTCAACTTGGAGAAGAATTTCCAGAAGAGAAGTTGCTTGAAATCCGTGAGGAACTCATGGCTGATGCCCAGGCTGATGGCGCTCTACAACTTGTTAAAATTCAAATTCAAAAACAAATTATGGATATGACAGGCATGATGCCTGGTCCTGATGGAAATAGTGCTATCCCAATGCAACCAACAGTTTTAGGTGATGGAGATGTAATGGGAGATGGAATGGAGGGTCCACAAGATCCAAACAATCCATTAAATCCTGCAAGTCAAGAGACTAAAGGCATGGAAGTTCAGGCCGAAGCAGAGATTAGAAACAAACTTGTCACTGATGCCTATGGAACAAAAATTCCACAAAGAAGGACAGTAGACAGAGATTAATTAGAATTCTGATATAAAATTCAGAATACAGCAAGACATACTTACTTTAATAGAGTGAGATTGTCTTGTTATAACCCCACGTGATACGCCGCAAGGCATTCGGACAATGACCCAAGAAACATAGGTGATTACTATGGAAAATGCAACACAAGATATGCAAGTAATGCAAGAAATCGCTGTTGCGGAAGCAGCAGCCGTAGTAGAAGCGAGTGGTGAGACATCAGTGTACACAGTCGATGATCTTGCAAAAGCACGAGAGCAAGAGAAATCTAAGTTGTACCCACAACTTGAAAAGATGAGAGAAGAACTTTCATCACTACGAAAAGAAAAAGAAGAAGAAGCAGCACGTAGAGCACAACTTGAAGCAGCAAAACAAGCAGAAGAGTTGTCTATACAAAAAGCAAAGGAAGAAGAAGAACTTTCTTTTAAAGATCTCCTAAAAAAGAAGGAGCAAGAATTTCAGTCTCAATTAGAGGCTGAGCGTCTTGAAAGAGAACGTGCTTTTGCTCTTCTAGATCAGGAACGTAAGTTCCAAGAGATAACAAACTATCGTTCATCACGAGTTGAACAAGAACGGGACAATATTGTTCCTGAACTAATTGATTTAGTTGATGGTAACAGTGCAGATGAGATTGAGCAGAGCATCGCAATGTTAAAAGAAAAATCTGCTCGAATTTTGTCATCTGCCCAACAGGCAATGCAAAGTGCAAGACAACAAATGGCAGGAACTAGAATTACTAATCCTGCCGCAGGACCCCTCGATAATGA